TAGCAACAACTGATACAATGGCAAAGCCTGTCAGTCCTGCTAGTGTTCTCCATGTGGATTCACCACGAGCCTTAAAGACTACAAGTGAAATAGTATATGCAAGAATAGCAGCATCAATAAATAGTGCTGGTAGCCATTGCAAAAATACTGGTAAGCCTGTCCATGCAGACACCTCGTAGATACCGCTAAACGAAACGGTAAACGAAGTAATCATAAGCAATGACACAAGTGCCACAGCAGTATAAAGAACTGGAAGCGAGTCTGGATTGATACGACTAGACTTCTTTTTCTTAGCCACTGGCTTTACCTCTGGCTCTTCTGTGATTGTTTCAGGGAACTCAACACGCTTGTTGAAGTTACCCCCCTGGATATCCCATTCTGTTGGATTGCTCATAGTTCCATTATACCTTATTTATCCCATTTGTCATCTAAAACGAGTAGTGCGATAATTGCGTAATTTGCCATATCGATAAAAGAATCCCTAAGACTTTCATTTTCGGGGGTACTACCAGAGTCATATAGATTGTTAATGCGAGCCAACTTGTCATGTATGCGTACTCTAAGTCCATTTAGTGCTCCTCCTGGACTGCCAGAAATATTCTTTGGTCCGTAATCTTTGTGTTTCTTAAGAAGCAGTTTCTCTGCTTCGTCAAATGTAATTCCTACTGCTTTAATAAATTCTGAATCTAAATCCATTTTAATACTCCTCGTGTTCTACTCCGTGCTTGCTATCCACATATCTGTGAATCTTGCGAAGCGTTCTAGCCTTTGCAAATGCATATACTCCAAGTGCGAATACAGCATTCCAAAAGAATTCAGCAAACATATGCTCAACTCCAAAAGTTATTTCTATAATTGTATCTAAAAGGGATTCACCCTCGTGTGCGTGTTCCATTATTCTTTTCCTTCACAATTTAGTATTGCTTGAACTTCATTGTTAGGATACTTATCCCAACAGTTTTCTTCTGGTAAGTTTGCGGCAATAATCATTGCCAATACTATTCCAATAATAAAAAAACCAGATATAAATATTAGCCATGTCATACCATCATCACTTATTTGTTGTTTGGTCATTAACCAGCCATTCTCTTAGTTTTGGATTATCTTTTAGCACTGCCAACAATCCAGTTTCATACATCGCAATAAAGTAATGCTCCCAAGATTCAAAGTCATCTTCTTTAGTTGGACGTGGCATACCATCGTTACTCATGCGGACTGCATGTAGTATTTCGTGTAGTAGTGTTATCTGTTGCTTACTACGGTTTAGTCCAGCGGCAATTACAATTAGGTTCTTGCCATCAATGGTATATCCATAAGCACCATCATTCAGCATACCGTCTTCATCTGGGTCACGCTGAATAACATTAAATACTTGCGGACCAATCTTAACTGATTTAATCATTATCTAATCTTTCTAATCATACTGATGGCAGAATGAACTCCAGCAATAATTCCTGGGTTGTAGTGTTGACCGTTGGTCTTCAAGTCTTTCTCAATGGCAGCAATGATTACCTTACGTTGTTCTGCAACTGCTTTCTTCCTGCCAGTCTCAAAGCCTTCGCTCCAACCCTTGTTATAGCCATCTTCATAGCCCTTGTCATACTTACGTTTAAATGTGCGTTGTAGGCGTGTAGCCCAATCTGGTTTACTCATATATATATTTTACCTTATCTGTTGTTATTTGTCAATGGCGGAAATAGTAGGATTCGAACCTACGATACCTTGCGATATGCCACGTTAGCAATGTGGTGCTTTCGACCTCTCAGCCATATTTCCCTCATATCAATTATAGAGTAGGGGTAGGCATTTGTCAAGCAAATAGTGAAGCAAGTCTGGCTTCTGTGGCTGTTCCCTTGTGGAAGATTTCTTTATCATCTACCTTGCCAATAAAGGCAGGGACTCCTCTAATACCATGTTCCTGGAAAACGCTTACATCTTCGTCAGCATCATACTTAATATAAACAATGTCAGGATTATCCTTAAGAAATTTATCTAACACTGGCTGCATCTGCTTACATGGGTGGCACCATGTAGCACTAAAGTGAATCAGTTCTCTCACTACTTACTCCTAAGAGTCTTAAGTTTATGTCCAACCAAGGTGTCTGTAGGCTTACCGTCACGATAAACTCTAATGACTGCCGCTGGGTCTTCTGGTGTTCCTGTTACTGTAAAGTCTGAGTTAGGTACGTTGTACTTGCCATTTCTAATAATTCTAACAATCTTACCTGTTGCTGTACCCCCAGAAGAATTCCAAGAGACCATGCTACCAACACTACCAGCCTTAGATAGTTGTCCTTGTTCTGAGTAATCTTTACCAAAATCAGCAAACAATGCTTTGTCCGCTTCTCTAGTTGCAATGCCACGAGACCAACTGTATCCAGCGTCACCGCCCCAAGCGTCCCACATAATTCTACCGTTGCTTGGGTTGCTTGTGTTATTAAAATCCTTGCCCTTCTTGTCTACCTCATGGCGTGAGAAGAATGAATACATTCTTTTTACTACGCTAAGTGACATTGAGCGTCCTGCCACGATGTCTCTTGCTCTACCCCAGCCTACAGGAGTTCCTGCACCAGTGGCTTTGCCCTCTTCTTTCCAACGGATAGCACGAGCAGCAGCAGACTTCATGCCAGCAGTTGGAGTGTAGCCTTCTGCTTTTTCTACGCCTTCGTATTCCATCTCGTCTTCGTCCTCTCCATCCATTGTGTGACCATCTAAAGTCTCTAGGTATATTGCATCCTTGTACATCATGCCAATGCTGTATGCAGTTGGCTCCCAAGTTCCTGGTTCGTCTTCGTCTTCTTCATAAATTCTAACAGCCATTGCTGGATTTTCTGGTGGCATTGATTGAATAGCATACTCTGTTCCAGGAACACCATACACGCCACCCTCGGTCATAATGTGTTCTACCATGCCATGAACCATGCCCTCTGTGGTCATACCCATTACATAGCAACCTTCCATGATTTCTCCGCCTTGCTTATACATAGCACTGATTGATGTTCCACCGCTAGAGACTGCACCAGAAGCATCGCCACCGTTGCCACCCTGCAACTTTGGCTTACGAAGTTTTACTTTCTTCCCTCCACGCATGGAGTCTGGTGTTTTTACACCACTGTTAGGATAATTAGGGTTTGGTGTTGATGATGGGTTTGCCCCATAAGTTGATTTAAAAAAGAATTGTTCCATCTGATTATTATACCATATCTATTAGTGGGCAGTTTTAGTCATACCCAGGACTTCCGACCTACTTAATAGTAATAGTCTTAGGCTTCTTTTCCTCTGGAACATTGATAACTAAATCAATAGTCAGAATGCCATGCTTTAGTTCAGCCTTAGCGACCTCAGCATATTCTGGTAGAGTGAAAGAACGAGTGAACTTGCGACCAGCAATACCCTTATAAACATAGCGGATATCCTCTGGTAGTTCTTTGTCTTCTTTTGTTTCACCAGCAACAGTTAGAATGTTCTTATCTGTTGTGATTGTAACGTCATCCTTCTCAAATCCTGCAAGAGCGAATTCAAGATACCATTCGTTCTTATCCTTTGAGTGAATTACGTTGTAGGGTGGGTATGTAGCCCTGTTTGGTTGTGCAAACATCTTATCAAATTCCTGACTAAGTGTTGCGAATGGGTCTGTATAGATTACCATTTGTATCATCTCCTTTTAAGCGAGTTATTTTTGTACCCCCAATTGGCAGGTACATATTTATTATAGCAAAAAAGGACAGGCTTTGCAACCTATCCTTCAGTGCTTGTTAAGATTACTTCTTTGTAACGGTCTTCTTAACTGTTACAGTCTTCTTAACTGGTGCCTTTTGTGGTGTTGCCTTTGCAAGTGCTTCCTTGATGTCCTCTTCCTTTGGAACAATGCCAAAAGCAGGGTCCTTCGGGTTGATGTATCTTAGAGCAACTGGCAATACTGCAGCAACCAATGACCACGCTAGGTCTAGTGGGTCAGTTACCCCTGCTAGATATAGTGCAGAAGCCGCACCAAGTACGCTTCTTCCATATGAGGCAGCAAGTGCCTTTAGTTTTGCATCCATTTTATTTCTCCTTATTTAATGCCTAATTATTAGGCGTTTCATTATTCTCTGGCAATACTGATTTCAGTTTATTGTATGCCTCGGAAATTACTTTTACTGTGTTAGTATGAACTGTATCTCCACCAAGTCTTCCATAGGTGTTAGCCCATTCCAACTGTGGTGTAACTTCTTTATCAAATTCAGTCAATGCCTTTTGCACTTCTTCGATGTATTCAAAAGCCCAGTCACGAGATTGCGAAATAAACTTAACAAACCCATCAGTTTCAGATAGTTCTTTTGAAGACAGTTCTTTTTGCAACTCTTCTATCTTTTGTCCAAGCATATGTTTGTGCATCTCTGACTGTATATATAAAGATAGAATCTTTTTCTTTTGTATGTTTGATTTAACAACCAAGTATAAAAGAATAAGTATTAGAACTAGTGAGGTGCTAAACAATACTAAATTTAAAATATCCATATTAGTCTTCTAGTGCTTCTCTTACAATCAAAATTACTGCACCAAGTCCTTCTAATGTGCTTTTAACATCATTAATATACTTTACTGCATCTGCTCTTTCTTCATCTGGAACTGCTAGTAGTTCTTTTGGGTCAATCTGAATTGTAATAAAATCATCGTTTTCCAAAAGAACAACACCAAAATTCTTTGGTGGAACTATTGCTCTAAATGCTGTTGCCATTTCTGTTGTGTACATCAGTACTCCTTATCTATTGTTAAGTTTTGCCAAGTGTTTGCCCAGTCTTGCTTTGTCTTGTGCTTGTTGAATTCTCTAGACACTTTACCTCTATCTAAGTATACACCACCCCAGACACCAACTGCTTTCTGAGATACCCCCACAGCAAAACAAGTTCTAGCCACAGGGCAGATGCCACACAAAGAATCTGTTTCTTTTCTTACTTCAACATCTTCTTCGTACTTGTCAAAGAACAGGTTGACATCATCTCCAACACAGAGACCTTCGTCTTTCCAATTTTCATTCGGCATTCTTCTTTACCAAACTAGCAGGTATGTTCCAGCCATCAGCATTGACATCAAAACGATTGGCAACATACCATGCGTTATTGATGAACTTAGCATTTGGCTTCATCCAAGCCATGTCAGACCTTTTCAGTTCTAGAACTGTCCAGCCATCCCACGATAGAAACTTATTGTTTTCTACAATTGTTTCCATTTTCTCTAGTGATTTAATTAACATAATCACCTTTCTGTTAGTAGCGATAAACGCCAACCTCAACATCTTTTGCTTCAGCAAGGTCTACCAAGTCAGACACAGGCTCTTTTGGTTTACTAAAATAAGCAAAGTATTCAATATCGTGAATATTGCTTTTAATCCAACTTGGTGGAACTTTAATTAGTTTAATTCTAATGCCACGAGCCTTCAGGCTACGCTCCGATATATTGACAAACTCCATAGCCATATTGTTAATATTGATTGGTCCAGCAGATGCAACTAATATCTCGGTATCTTCTGCATCCAGACTAGACAAGGCTACCCCCATTGCTCTTAGGAATACATTGTAATCACTAAAAGTTTTACTTCCCTGAATTGCCACTATCATCTTTATTTCCTTCTGTTAGTTTATCAACGATAAAACTTATCTTATCTAATTCTACCTTATCAATGCTATGTGTGTCAACTATTTTCTTAGTAGACTCATCAATCTCGTTGTTGTTTACTTTTGCTGTGAATAAAAATCCATTCTCAATCCAATAAACATCTTTTCCTAAAAAGAAAGCCCTCATAGAATTTTCTTTTAGGTGGTTCCTTGCCTGAGTTTTTTTCTCTGGCTTTCTTGTAACAACACTAATCAAATAGTTCTTCAATAACTCTACCCTTGCAGTTTGAGTAAAAATAGGAACTCTTAAGTTCTCACTTGTTATTTTCTTTAACATGTGGTTAAATACAAACAAGGACACTAAGGTTATCGCTGAACCCAAAAAATATTCCATATGCTTAACTATCTAATTGTTCACGCTCATCAATTACTTGATAAGCAAACTGGGTCATTGCTTTCTGTGCCTTCTCATTACGCATTATCTTATCGTAGTGATGAACACAGAAAAGCAAATCCCCTGTTACCCCCAAAGTTTGAACATAAGCCTGTGAACCACAGACATCACAGCGATGCGATGTGTCTAGTGTCCACTTCTTATCTATTTGTTCTATTAGGTTATTTGTCATTTGAGTAAAATCCTCCGCCATTAAATTTAATTGCTCCTACTGAGTATACCTTGTGCATAGGAATATTGCAAGTATCACAAAGTAATTCCTTATCAGCATCGTCAAAAGTTCTCACCTCTTGTGTTGTTTTTTCACAATCTTGGCATTTAAAATTATATGTTGGCATAGTCTTTCCTCTTGTTGCCTACGCCTTTTTGGTAGGCACAACTTTCTTTACTGCTGTAACAACCTTGGCTGCAACAGTCTTCTTAGGTGCTGCGTCAAGAACTGCAAACAAGTCACGAAGGTCAGGCATACCAGCAGTGATTAGATTCTGCTTAACACCGTAAGTGACGTGCAAATGATTTCCAGTTGATGCGGTACCTGTTGTTCCAACTAGACCAACGATTGTCTTACCTGCTTCTACCTTGTCACCCTGCTTTAGTGTTGATGGAACCTGGAAGTGTGCGTAAAGAATAAAGTGTCCGTCATATGTTGACTGAATTAGGTAGTTACCCAACACCTTTGTCTCTCCTACTTCCATTACTGTTCCTCCTGTGATAGCCTTAATCTTGCTACCACCTGCTACAGACCAGTCAACTCCACGGTGTGGATTTGTTCGGTATGAAGCCATGTTCTTAAATCCATCTCCACGCTTATTCTTCGGGAATGGTTCTACATAAATTGCTTCTGGCATATTAATACTTCCTTTCAAGATGTATTCTATGAATGTTCATAGTAGTACTATTATAGCATTCATCAGAGCCACCTAACAGATTTGAACTGTTGACCTCCATATTACAAGTATGGCACTCTACCGCTGAGTTAAGGTGGCGAAGCGATTCCGATGGGACTTGAACCCACGACCTCTACCGTGACAGGGTAGCGTTCTAACCAACTGAACTACGAAATCAAATGTTCCTTAACAACCCAAATAGGAACAACATCTGTAACAGTCTTTACTAGTATTTCTGTTAAGCCACCGAATCTTAGTCTGCGTGTCTGGTCTCTGCTGGGCATCCTGGGTTCGAACCAGGGACATTTCGATTAACAGTCGAACACTCTGCCAACTGAGTTAATGCCCAATTATTTAATTATACAGTGTAACCACTGTTGGTTGCTCGCCA